GCACAAATTATAATCCACAAGAAGCATTAAACATGTATTTTCAAACTGGTTCTATAGTTGGTAGATCTTTAACTCAAGATGGTGATCCTAATAGAGGTAAAGTTCCTATTCAAGAATTACAAACCTCTAGCGCAAATGGTAAAATACAATCGCTTATAGGTACTTATCAATATTACCTACAAATGATACGTGATGTAACTGGTTTAAACGAGGCTAGAGATGGTAGCACTCCTGATAAAGATGCTTTAGTGGGTATACAAAAAATGGCAGCAGCTAATTCAAATACCGCTACAAGACATATATTACAAGCTTGTTTATACTTAACAGTCAAAGCAGCTGAAAACATATCATTAAGAATAGCTGATATGTTAGAGTATGATTTATTAGCAGACACTCTTAAAAAATCTGTAAGTAATTTTAATGTAGGTACGTTAGAGGAAATGAGTAATTTAAATTTATTTGAGTTTGGTATATATTTAGAACTTGAACCAGATGACGAAGAAATTGCTAAGCTAGAAGAAAATATACAAGTTGCTTTACAATCAGGCCAAATATTTTTAGAAGATGCTATAGACATTAGACAAATTAAAAACTTGAAATTAGCTAATCAAATGCTAAAAGTAAAACGTAAAGCAAAACAAAAAATGGATCAAGAGATCGCGCAGCAAAACATACAAGCTCAATCTCAAGCAAACATACAAGCTCAAGAAGCTTCAGCTTTATATGAAGTGCAGAAACACGAAGCAATGACTTCTTCTAAATTACAAATAGAGCAAGGTAAGGCTCAGTTTGAAATACAAAAACTAGAAAAAGAAGCTCAGATTAAAAAAGAATTAATGGAAATTGAGTTTCAATATCAAAAACAATTAGCTCAAATGGAAAAAGGATACATGAGCAGCAAAGAAACAGAAATAGAAGATCGTAAAGATAAAAGAACAAAAATGCAAGCTACACAACAAAGTGAAATGATTGCACAAAGAAACAATGACTCAGGCCCTGTAGATTTTGAATCAGGTAATGATAGTCTTGGTGGAATAAATCTAAATGGCTTTGACCTTTAGATAGTATTATTTATTAATTTTATATTATTATATTATGTCAGAAACAAAAACAAAAGAAGAAGTGGTTGCTTCTAATCCTATTGAAAAAGGAGAAGTAACTAATGAATCAAAATCAGATTACAAAGTTGATCTAAAAACTGGAACAACTAAAAAACAAGAAGCATCTACTATTACTAAAGTAGATTTAACAAAAAAACCAGAACAAGATGCCGTTCAAGTCGGAGAAACAAAGGAAGTGGTTGTGGGCGAACAAGCCGGAAATAGCCCTAAAGTGGACGAACAAATACCAGAGCCCAGCAAAGCTACTGAAGACTTTAAACAAATCCAAGAAATAACAAAAGAAGAAGTTAAAAAAGTAGAAAATGTTGTTGAAGAAGCTGTAAGAGACGAAAAAGTTTTAGGAAAACAATTACCTGAAAATGTTGAAAAATTAGTTTCGTTTATGGAAGAAACTGGTGGTACCGTAGAAGATTACGTTAGATTAAGCGCAGATTACTCTAGTGTAGACGGTCAAACATTATTAAAAGAATATTATAAAAAATCTAAACCACATCTTAACGATGAGGAAATAGGCTTTATCATGGAAGATAATTTTTCTTATGATGAAGAAATTGATGACGAGCGAGAAGTTAGAAAGAAAAAACTCGCACTTAAAGAAGAGGTTGCAAAAGCTCATGGCTATTTAGAAGAACTAAAGGGTAAATATTACGACGAGATCAAGTTGAGACCGGGCGTTACTCAAGAACAACAAAAAGCTATGGAATTTTTTAATCGATATAACGAAGATCAGCAAGTTGCTACACAACAACATGAGGATTTTAAAACTAAAACTAAACAACTGCTCTCTGATGACTTCAAAGGTTTTGAATTCAAATTAGGAGATAAAAATTTTAGATACGGTGTTAAAAATCCAAATGAAGTTATTGAATCTCAGTCAAACATTAGTACGTTTGTTCAAAAGTTTTTGGATAAAGACGGCGCCGTTACAGACCACGAAGGATATCATAAAGCAATATACGCTGCTAGAAATGCAGACACAATAGCACAACACTTTTATGAGCAAGGCAAAGCCGATGCTGTTAAAGACGTGGTTGCTAAGTCTAAAAACATAAGCAACGAATCTAGGCCACAGCCTACAGGAGATGTTTTTGTTGGAGGATTTAAAGTGAAAGCAGTTAGCGGTTCTGATTCTAGTGGACTGAAAATAAAAACACGTAAATTTAACAATTAAAATTAACAATTATGGGAATATTAACTCCTCAATTTGGTAGTTTAGTGCCTTCGCAAGCACAACAAACGTTGGCTAACAACTACCTAAACTTCAACGGCGCTGCTGGTGGAGGAACATTCGCACAACAATACCTTCCAGAAATTTATGAAGCTGAAGTAGAAAGATACGGTAACCGTACTATCTCAGGTTTCTTAAGAATGGTTGGTGCTGAAATGCCAATGACATCTGATCAAGTAATTTGGTCTGAACAAAATAGATTACACATTGCATACGACAACGTTGCAAGCAATGGTGTTCAAACAATCACGTTGCCTGCTGGCGTTACTAACGTACTAGCACCTAATATGACTGTTGTAATCATGGATCCAGCTAATCCATCTGCTACTGTACATGCTATAGTAGGAAATGGCGCTGTTCAAACAGGAAACCAAACTGCTACAGTTTATCCTTATGTTGCTGCTAACCTTGCTGGTTTAGGAGCTGCTGGACTAAAACTATTTGTATATGGTTCTGAATTTGCTAAAGGTACTGCTGGTTCTACTGAGAACATCACTCCTTCTTTTACGCAATATGCTAACTCACCTATCATTATCAAATCCAATTATCAAATAAACGGATCTGATACTGCTCAAATCGGTTGGGTTGAAGTTGCTGCTGAAGACGGAACATCAGGATTCTTATGGTATTTAAAAGCTGAAGGTGAAACTAGATTAAGATTTGAAGATTACTTAGAAATGAGTATGGTTGAAGGTCAATTAGCTACGGCTGGTTCTGGTTTTAGCGCTAATCAAGCTTTAATACCTGGATTTGGTGGTGCTGCACCTGTAGTTGCTGCTAAAGGAACTCAAGGTTTATTCTCTGCTATACAGTCAAGAGGTAATGTACTTGCTGGATACGGTGGAACATTAAGTGACTTTGATGCAATATTACAAAACTTAGATTCTCAAGGAGCTATTGAAGAGAACATGATGTTCTTAGACAGAGCTACTGAATTACAGTTTGATAATATGTTAGCACAACAAAATTCTTACGGAGCTGGAGGTACATCTTACGGTGTATTTGAAAACTCTGAAGAAATGGCGTTGAACTTAGGATTTTCTGGTTTTAGAAGAGGTTCTTATGACTTCTACAAAACTTCATGGAAATACTTAAATGATGCTTCTACAAGAGGTGGTTCTGGAAACTTCACTGGTGGTGACAACATCGACGGTGTATTAGTACCTGCAGGAACAACTACTGTGTATGACCAATTACTTGGTACAAACATACGTAGACCATTCCTACACGTGCGTTACAGAGCTTCACAAGCTGATGACAGAAGAATGAAGTCTTGGATCACGGGATCTGTTGGTGGTGCATTCACTACAACAAATGATTTCATGCAAGTGTCTTTCTTATCTGAAAGATGTTTAGTAACACAAGCTGCAAATAATTTCGTATTATTCGTTGCTTAATATTTATGTAATTTTTACCCTCGTTATATCAACGGGGGTAATTATTACTCTTATAAACTATTTAATTATATTATATTATGTCAAAAATAAAAGAAACAAAAGAATTCAACCCAGAAAAGGGTTGGGAAATAAAAGATAGAAATTACTTTCTTACTGGAACAGATAGACCTTTAACTTATACGCTACCTTCAAAGCACTCAGCACGTTATCCTTTGTTATGGTTTAACGAGCATACAGGAGAGCAAAAAGCTATAAGATACGCTAACAATCAAATGTCTCCATTTGAAGCAGATCAAAAAGGCGAAGCAACTATGTCTCATATTATATTTAGAGACGGTACACTTCATGTTCCTAAAAGAATGCAATCATTACAAAAGCTTTTATCAATATATCATCCTTATAAAGATAGTAGATATACTGAACACTTGCCAGTGGCTGAAGCTCAAAATGATTTATATTTATTAGAGTTAGAAATAGAAGCTTTAAACCATGCTAAAAACATAGGTGTAAATGAAGCTGAAGCAATATTAAGAGTTGAAAAAGGCTCTGTTGTATCTGAAATGAGCTCTAAAGAAATAAAAAGAGATATACTATTATTTGCTAAAAATGATCCACAATTATTTATTGAACTAGCTAAAGACGATAATGTTCAATTAAGAAACTTTGGAATTAAAGCTGTTGAAGCTAGAATAATATCTTTGTCTAGCGACAATAGAGATTTTAAATGGGCAAGCAATGGTCGTAAGCTTATGACTGTACCTTTTGAAGAACATCCATACTCAGCCTTAGCTGCATGGTTTAAAACAGACGAAGGTTTAGAAGTTTATAAAACTATAGAGAAAAAACTCTCTTAACCTGTAATACTAATATAGGGCTCGTTTACTCGGGCCCAATATTATAATAAAAATTGACAAATGGCAATAAACGTAAACACTGTTTATAAAACAGTCTTATTAATACTTAACCAACAGCAAAGAGGTTACATGACACCTGACGAGTTTAATAAAGTCGGTGCTCAAGTACAACTTAATATGTTTGAAAATTACGCTAGTGATTTAAATCAACAGTATCGTGTTCCACAAAATGATACAGAGTATGCTAATAGAGTTAAAAATATAGACGAAAAAATTGACATTTTTAAAAAAATTGGAACTGCTAATTATTATACGCCAGGTTCTTACTTTACTCTTCCTTACGGTGCTGCATTAACAACACCGTTTAATGAAGGCAACAATGGAACTGTAACCTACACTGTAGGTTATACATTGAGTTTTGATGTTCAATGGAAAGTTACTGCTGCTGGTGTTGAAGTATTTAACTATACTTTTTCTACTAGCGGAGCTGGAACAACTTTTGTTTTTAGTGCTATACCAGCTGGAGCAATGGTTTTTCAACCTTATGATACTGATCTTTATAGACTAGGAACTGTTATATATAACGATGCTACTAAAGTACAAATGATAGATAGAAATGAATGGTACTTAATTAAAAAAGCTCCTTTAGTTGCGCCTACAGTTTCTCAACCAGTATTCTTATACGAAGATCAAAAAATATATATTTATCCTTCTTCTATAACGAACAGCGTGCAAGTTTCTTATATTAAAAAACCAACAAGCCCAATATGGGGTTATGTACCAGGGGCTTTAGGCCAGTTCATTTACAACGAACAAACATCTACTCAATTTGAATTACACTCATCAGAGCAAACAGAATTAATATTAAAAATATTAATGTACGCTGGTGTTATTATAGAAGATCC